TAAACACCGCGCCATTGATGGTTAGCGTGTTGCCATTCGCAGGCTGGCCAACAGGTGTTATCTGTCCTGTGGCTGCTGCGTTGACTCCATTCGGCACGCCACTAAAGACTATTTGCCCGCTCGCATATTGGGGTGTGCTGCCTCCTGCACTCCCTGAAAGGGGACTCAGCAATAATAAAAGGCTTCCCATTACACTAACCTCGCTACCAGATTGATTGTCCGCGCCGCAGTCTGATTAACCGGACTCGCAGATGTGCCGGAACGAACCTTGAGATATTGCGCCGCGGCGAAGTCAGCGGGCGGCATCGCATAGGCTTTACTGGCAGCCGGACCGGTGAGCTTGTACTCAGTCAGGACGCCAGCGGCATTAGCGTAATAGTCTCGCCACGTTGAATTGTCGGATGACACCTGAAACGTCATATCGGCAGCATCCCAACCAGCGGGCATTTCAATGATTAAGACCGAGAAGGCTCCTAGCACCACAACGCCTGAGATGGCCGTGTTGATAGGAATTGTTGCGGTTAAGATTTGTGAATTGTTGACTATGCCCATTGCTTCTCCTTATGCAGGGTCAAATGAAATCTCATCTAGTGAAAAGTTAGCCCACTCTCCAAACGCCAAAATTAGGCGAGTAGCTTGCGGCTGCCAGGGCGTTCAAAGCTCCGCCGCTGGACTGAAACGCCAACACTTGTAAATAATCGTTCTCAGCGAACGTGTAGGGCGGCATCACTAGGCTCAGGATGGTTCCTGTGGAAGCCTCTGAGACTGCCTCCATCTGGGCGGCGGCCAAGACCGTTGAGCCATTAAGCCTAATCTCTATGCCTCTTGTGCCGGCGGCATGAGCAGCAAAGGCGACCAGCGCAGACGCCACATAATCGCCCGCCGTGTTGATGGTGATTCGACTATTGTTTGTCGAATTGTCGTGCATCAACTCAGTGTCAATCCGCTCGCTGTTGAAAGCTAAAACCGTGTACGCGGCGTTCGGCACGGATTGATTGGCGTTGTGATAGACAGAGCAGCGATGGAACATTGCGTCAATAACATCCAAGGCCGTGTTTATCGGGACTTCCGGCTGCCTGAGATTCGATTCAAGTTTAATGATGCCGAGATTAGGTGTTGTCGCCATAATGTCTCACAAGGTAACTCTGGTCTTCTCGCCGCTGCCAACCACAGCGGACTCTTGCCAGATGTCCATCTCAATTGCCGACTGTGCCGAGCCGAAGTCTTCAACCTGCTGGCTGGCGGCGTAGATAGTTTTCGGGAAGGGGAATGTAGTTAGCGCAACCGCTGAAACTTCATCTTCACCATTGACACCGGGATTCGCGGCCACGCCGAAATATGGAAACTCTGCCGCTCGTGCTCCAGTCGCAATCGTGACCAGCGGCACATTAGCGGTATGGGCTTTTTGAATCCGCACGCTTGAGCCGACGAAGTTGAATCGCACGCGGAAGAATCCCGTTAATGTACCGGGGTAGCTCCAGCCGAACGCTTCATCGTAGTCTCCGGCCCCGCTGTCACTCGATGCGCTGAATATCTGACTGCCGTATTCATAGACACGCAATCTTTGATTAAACGGGCCAAGCGACGGGCCGAAGGTTTCAAATAGAACTAAATAGGGAATGGTGGCGTCTGCCGCTAACGTCGAACCAATGCCGCCGCTTGCCTGGTCTGCGAGTAAAGCAACAGTAAGCCCTTTCCATGTTCCGCCCACTTGCTGTAGACCGAAGGCGACGAACGAAGCTCCCGGCGTGTAGAGACGAAGGCCGGCCTCAATGAAGTTTTCGGGGCCGTGAATCTCCTGATAGGTGCGGGCTGTCCTAGCGTCAGGGAAGGGAATAAGTGAGTTGTGCGTGACGCCTGCGAAGTTGTTGCCGCTGGATAGCAAGATGGCAGCCTGTTGCATCCCCGGAATGATGGTCAGGATTCTCTCTCGTCCATTCGGCAGAGTCGTCGAGCCACCGTTGAGAATTTGAGCTTTATAGATTTCTCTTTCTTCATTGGTGGCTCCCGCTTGATAACTGCGAATGCCTCCACCAACGCGAGAACGGCCCTCAAACTCAATTAGCAAGTCGCCGCCTGAGTCGCGGAAGCCTCTTGGGTTGGAGATAGAAAGGGGATGGAGGGACTTGCCTGTCCAAGTGAACGTAGTTGCGGCAGCGTCATCCAGCGATTGGCCCACGGTCACGGCTCTATAGCTGTATTCAATATTTAAGTCGGCGAGGTTAATCGGAATCGCCTGCACGGCCTCATTCAGTAAGACAAAACGCTTATTCGTGAATGTGTCCGCGATGTGAGATTCCGTGCCACGTCTGCCATTCAGAAGTGTCGAGACTCGCCACCTGTTCGGATGTCCGCCAATACGCTCGGCATCAGCAAACTGTGAAACTAAATCTCCGAACAGCGCAGGATTCGCCCCGGCCAGCACGTCGTCTTCGCTTGCGCTCTCTAAAGTTGCAGTCGTGCCGTACAGGTCAATGATAAATTCCCCAACGCGGTCAAAGCTTCCAGCGTCGGACGAGAGAGCAGTGTAAGAAACAATCTTGCCCATCGTGGCGGGCAAGGTGAAGTCCGCAACCCGCTCCCATCCGACTTTGCTTCTATATAGACTGAAGCCCGGAAACGCTTGGCCTGTGTTGGTTCGGGGAACTCCACAGGCATAGAACACCGCTCCATTGTTAAGCGTCTCATCAACGTCCCTCAGTAGCGGCGTGTCCATCAAAGCAACAATGGTCATCGCCGGAATCGGGATGGGCGGCGGCTCAAACGTGCCAGGATTGGTGTTTACGGGTTGGGTGAACAGAGACTCGTCAATTAAGACACCCTCACATTCCAAGACGCCAATACCGCCGGTTATCTTGGTCAGCTCGACTTGATACGAGAAGCCATCCGCTAGAGTGACGGGAACGACGTTGCCGACATTCCACCAGAGATACGTCCACGGGGCAGAGAACTTGACGGGTTTTTCAGTGTCGGCCTGATATAGCTCTCGTTGGGCTACCGCTCTGGCCTCATCAGAGGTTGCGGTTATCTCGACTTCTAAACTCTGCCGCTCTTCGCTATCAATAATCTGCCTAACATCGGTTTCAAGTCCCGCCTCGCCTTCACGGTCCAAGCTCGGATACTTGACATCGAAGATTCTGGGGATGGATGTCTCGCTCGGCTCTGTGACGTTGACGGGCGGCAGGATGGCATCTTCACCTTCCGACTCAGACCAGCCTACATCCGCATCGGTGATTTCATCCACAACCACGGAAGAGCGCGCGCGGCCAACCAGCACACCCTCTTCCTCCGCGTAGTAAACGTTGAACCACTGCGCGCATTGCCCTAGCGGTTCACTGGGCTTAAACCTTCTCCCTGTGATTCTCAAACCTCTCAGAGCGAAGTCGGCTAGGTAGGTAAAGTTGTAGTCAGCCGAATCAATAGAAACCCTGTCACCGAAGTGGGCCGACAGTTGTGAGATGTTTTTAATAACCAGATGCTCAAGCAGTCCGGTGCGATTCGGAAAGGCGTTCTGCCATCTCGTTAAATAAAATCCGGTGTCCATCTCCCAACACTTGCCTCGAAATGCTGGCGTGGAATTAGGCCCATATTGCGCATCTAACGCGGCCTGCATCGTCGGGTCAGGCAATTGAACGTCATTGCCCTGATTCACTGTCACTTGAGCATTGCTACCATGTAGCAGCGTCCCTGAGACAGCCCCGAACTCGTCAGTTTCCCCGTCGCCACGAAAGCGGCTAACAGGCGGGAGATAGTCCGGTTGCGGGTCAGGTGGCTCTTCGTGGTCATAATCCGAATCCGCTGAGACGGAAGCGTCGAAGATGCCTGTGCCAGCGGCATCCGATGTGTGGCCGGGGAAAAGATACAGACGGTCAATTGCTAATACATGCGTGGCGTCAAGATTCTTAACCTTGATGACATTCGCGCCGTCAATCAAAGTCAATGCAATAGTCTTGTCTCGGAAGATGCCCGCTGTTCCTGTAAAGCTAACAGTTTGAGCGGAGCCGTTGGTGGTGATCTCAACCGACAAAGTTGAGTTGTCCGCAGTTCTATATCTGAACGTGGCCTGTCTCGTTGCAGCCCCGTTAGACTGAACTGAGTTGAACTGAACAGAGCCGTTATGATTAAGGGCTACGTCCTGACCACCGGAGGCATCATTGTTGTCCGTATCGAACGCATGAGAGCCTGCGAACGTGTTAGACGAAGATTCTCCTTCGTAGTTACTAACGGCCCCGTACAGGTCAAATATTGACTCATTATTCGCCTTGCCTTTAAGTAACCGGAGCGGGCCGCGGCCCCACAGCAAGGCCAAGTCCATGTCATACGTTATATCTATAACTTCCTGCGTTTGGGGATGCGGACCTTTGCCTCCCCCGACCTGCTGCCTGGAAACATTTCGATGTAGACGAATGCCGGATGTCCAGAGCACAGTCGGAGCAACCCACACCCCTCCGTATCCATCGCCGGGGTCGCCTCCATAAATCTCATTGACCATCACCCCTAATCCGCTCTGAATAACAAGCGTGCCACTCATGCGGCCCTGTTCAATGGGCTTAGGCTTCGGCGCAAATGCGCGTTGGAGGAAGTAGGACGCGGCTGAAAGGCTTGCCGAAATAGCGACTGACACCAAAACGGCAGTCAGTGAAATCGGCTCGGCAACTTCACCCCGCTCTAAGGACTCGCGCAACTCTGCCCGCTTGCGCTCCGCGCGGGCCATCAACCGCTCGCTAACGGTCAGGGCTTGCGGCTCGTAGAGAACGAGGGCCGCGCATTTGTTCTGCTCGTCAGGCATCAAGGTCGTTCACTATTCCTCTAATTGACCAAACGGAGTGAATCCTTTTTTGCCACCTTGCATCCATCCGGTGATTCACTACCCCATGCTCGCTCGCGTGGCTCACATACAGCGTCCCGTCCGCTCGTCGCTTCGTCAGAAACCCTAAGTGTCTCGGCACGTCGGGTTGAGATACCCTTTCGTCACAAAAAGCAATGATGTCGGCGGGCAGAGCTTTGGACATGTCGGGGGCTTCTCTGCCGCTGTTGCCCGTGACGAAATCAAGATGCTCAGCGAGCATCTTGAGCATGAGCGAGCCATCTTCCCGCCGACGCCAATTGCGGGCGACATCAGCCGCTTTTTCCACCGCCGCATTGACCAGCACGCCCTCTATATAGCCTTCACAGTCTGCGCCCAGACCTTTGAGGACGCCCTGATGAACCCAAGGCGTATTAGCCCACGAAAGGCATTCTGTGACCACTTGCGTTCTTGTCGTCATAACTAACTCTGCGGATAAGTAAGCACGAACGAGAGCGGTGGCACATCCGGCTCGCCCTCCATGCTCTCCATCACTTCAGCCCCTAACGCCGTGGCTGCGGCCCGTGTGCCGTCGTAGCCACGATAGAAGTTGCCGGGGTCGCCAACGACCACCACCGACCGCATTGGCTTCTGCAATTCAATCTCCGTCTTGGTTCCCGCATCCGTCGTTGTCGAAGATTTAATCTCCATCTCTAAGCCGTCGTTAGCTCCCCCATTCCATGCGACAAGTCCATATCTGAAATAATCGGCAGAGGGCTGAACATAACCAATCTTGAACTTGCGCCGACTTGTCACACTTGTGACCACTCCTGCATGGGTAAATGAAGTGATGCTAATTCCAAGCTCATCGAGCCTTCGTCTTCTATCAACCGAAGATGTCAAATCCCCGATGGTCTGGTTCATCTGGTCGGCAAGGGAGCGAAACTCTAGCGTGTACTGTTCGCCGCTAATCTGAAACGTCCCGGCTTTGCCCTTCTGCCTCAGCACGCTTCCCATCGTCAGGTCAGTGTAATTGACAATCTCTTTAACAATCACCGCGCCCTTCCACCGCCCTCCCTCCAAATCCGACTTTGTTAAATCAGCATCGAACACTCCAGCAAGTTCTGCCGTGTCAGCCTCTAGTCCGATGGTTCTAACGGGACGGCTTGGGTCAACCGGCGCAGGCTTATAGAGAGTCCCGCCATACGTGAGTTTCCTAGTATGAGCAGCATAGGCAACCACGCCTCCGTCCTTCGCCGTCATTTTCCAAAGCTGGCAAAGGAACGTCACGTTGGACGCCAGGTGCTCTTTCATTTCTACTGACACGCTCATTAGTCAATCTCTAGCTCAGCCGGTAAAATCTCGCGCAGGGTCAGCCCTTGGGCCTGCCCGCCAATATCCTTCCTCAAGCTAAATGAGTTGCCGACAAAGGCCATCGGGACATCGAACTCGCCATTCCATGTAAGGGGCAATCCAACGTCTGGAATGAATGAGAGTGTCACTATCCCGGTAGTGACATCCACAGTGGCGTGACCGTCCTCAACGCCATCCACGTAGACCGCGAAGGGCGTCGTGATTACTCTGGCGGCTAACCCGGCGGGTTCGTACAACTGGAAACTGTTCGTCTCCTGCGTCTCGGCCGCCACGGGCTTAATAATCCTTCTCACGTCCTGCCTTGCCGTGACTCCCGGCCTTGTATATGTGACGTACAGCGGAAATTCCGTAGCCACCCCATCACCCAAGCCAAAAGCCTCCTCAGTGACGAAGTAGTCATGCGGGACACGGACACGAAAACCTACTGCGCTTCCGTATCCGCCCCGCCACATCTTTAGGAAATAGCCGACCTCATCGTCATCCTTCATCTCCAAAGAGATATTTAGATTTTCAATCGCGTCGAATCTGTTGACGTTGATTTTGTGGACACCTGTTTTCTCGTTCCTGATGTCTGTGTTGGCAAATTCAGGACTGCCGGTGACGGGCGGGGCTTCGCCTGCGCCGAATCTCAGCAGGGCGGGGTCAAATAGGATTTCATCGAAGAGTGTTGCCACTTATGCGAGCCTCATCTGAAGAAAAGAGACAATCTTATCTGCGGCTTCACGCGCGCTCTTGCGCTCCGTGTAGTTGGTTGGTGACGCGCCGGGAAGGGAGATATTAAAAACGTTGGTTGTGCCGCTGCTGCGCCCCATCTGGTTTTGATTGTAGATATGACCGTCCGTCTTGGGGCGGAAGTATTCTGTGTGGTTCTCGTTGACTCTATAGAGCCAGCCTGCTTTTACGTCGCCGCCCTCTGCGCGCGCCCCTAGCCCGATGAAGCGTCCGACGCCTCCACCGGCTCCGACTGCGCCGCCGCCTGCTCCACCAGCCGCGCCACCAGCGACCGCGCCAACAACCGACTTGAGCAGGCCAGACCAGAAGCCGCCGCCGGACGAGCCGCTGCTTGCGTTGCTAAAGATGTTCTCAAAAAGACCATTGAGAGCCTTCCTAAGTTGGTTATCAACGAAGCTCGTCAAAGTGCGGAAGATGGAATCCAAGAAGCCCTTTAGCCCACCGTCGAATCCGGCGCGAAAGGCGTCAACAAGGACATCCGTTGTCTGTTGCGCCATGTCCTTAATACGCTGGTTGTATGCTTGTATTTGCTCGTCCGTTGGGCCGAAGACCCGTCGCTCGCGCGTTCCAGACGTATCAAGTCCGGCCTGAATCACGCTTCTCTCTCGCGTCTCCGTGCCCTCAGAGCGCATTTCAAGGGGAAGCCCGACAATCCTTTCGCGGGTTAGACTCTTGGCGTCCCGCATGGCCGCAACGAACCTAAGTAAAGCCTGCGTGTTATCGTCCATCCGAGCGGCGGTTTCAGGATTGGCAAGAGCCTGCTTGATTAGCTCGTTGACCTTCTGTAGTTCTGATTTCTCTCCCGCTAGCTCATCCATCGCGGAAATGATTGACTGGCTGATTTGGCTAAACAGGTTATCGGTGAAACTCTCGCCGACGATTCTCGCCCTGACCGCAAACCTGTCGGCGGCAGACTTGAGCAAGTCGTCAATCGCCAGCACAACGACGGGAATGCCCTCCTTGATGCCGTGCGCCATTTCCTGCACAAACTCTTTTCCCGTTTTCCTTGCGCCGTGGGACTTCTCGCCGCCCGCGCTGCTCATTCCCTCCGCGATGCTCCTGCCGATGTTCGCGCCGACGATATGTCTTTTCGCTTCCTCAATCATCCCGTCAAGGAAAAAGACAAGACTATGTAGTTGTGACTTGATGCCGTCCCAGATACCCTTACCAACGGCAACGCCTAAGGCTTTGGCGGCTTCGTAAAGCGTCGCCCCTTCGGTCTTCAGCCCCCCGGCCCACGTCGAGAGCATAAACTTGACGGAGTTCCAAGCAGCAGATAGGGCATTTAAAGCGGCAGAGCCTAGCTTGCCCCATGCCCCTGCCCAATCGCCGTTAATCGCCGACATGACGGCAGAGACGATATTGCCAACGGCTTTCAGGTATCCACCCACTACAGCTTTGATTTGCTCGCCGTGCGCTTGCCAAAAATTAGCGACTCCGGTTAAGACCGTGACCACCGTTTGCTTTATCAGCGGATAGTTAGTCTTGAACCAATCAAGGACGCTCCCGCCCAAAGTCTGAACCGTGCCGAGGATGTTCTGGAATGTCTCTTTAACCGCCGCGGGAAGGCCGTCAAAGATTGATTTAACTTCCGTCGCAATCGCCGGGAATGTCGCAGCGACGCTCTGGGCGACTTTGGCAATAATCGGGGTGAGTGAGTCAAGAGCCTGCGTCAGCGGCTCAAGCAAGGGCTTGCCGATGGTCGCAAACGCAACGTCCATCGTGTCGCCGAAGTTCTCCATCGCGTTTTTCGCGGAATTTGTGATGGGCGGGAGCTTTTCAAGTTGAGTCTCAAGCTTGCTTAGAAATTGGTCAGTCGTTAGCCCCAACTTCTGAATCTGCTCTGTGTCAACGGTTCCGAAGGCGTCTTTTAAGGCTTCACCGACCGCTGGCGCTGCCTCAATGATTGGCCTTAAATCCTGCGAAAGAATCTTGCCTTTGCTTGAAAGTTGCGCGAGCTGAACAGTGATACGGCTTAACTCTTCTTTGCCGCCGCCAGTGAAGGCAACGGCCTTGCCGAATGCCATCAATGCGCGTTCCGCATTGGCCGCATTGAAACCCACAGCCTGCAAGCTAATGCTGCCCTGTATCGCCTCACGAAAACCAAGGCCGGGAAGCTTCGCCACTTCCTTTAATCTAGCGAGTTGCCTTTCGGCCTCCTGAGTCGAGCCGGTGATAGCGACCAGCCCACGGGTTAGCGCGTCGAAATCTGCGGCGGTAGTGATAGACTTCGTGGCAATGTCGGTCAGTGAAGAAGCAAGCCTTGATAATGCGGAAGTAGCAAGATTGGCTAACGCGCCGCCGCCTGCTAATTTCCAGAATGAAACAGAAGATGAGCCAGCAGAATTGAACCGGCCCGACGTTTGGGATAGACCTTGCTGGACACGCTGATTGCCCCGCTCAAAGTTGCGGGTGTCCGCCGAATAAGTGGCAATCAGGTGCGCGATTTCCAAGAGTGAACACCTAAAACAAAAGAACGCCTTGAGTCAGTTAAGCATCAAGGCGCTCCATTTGGCACTCACGCTATTAAATTGTCAGCGGACTTCCCGCTTGGGTCGGAGTATATCACGAATCAGGAATTTACAATCTGATTATTTTTAGCAATCTGCGCGTTTACTTCGGCCATTCTTTCATTGATGTTCGCCCGATCTAAACTGGCCCGACTGTCAACGGCCTCATCCCTTTTCATTTTAAGCACAACCGCTATTATTCCGCCCACCCCGAAAATCAAGGCGAACAATAGACCGCCCGCGCCTGCGTTGAGTTGCCCGACTAGTCCACCGCCCGCTACCCCGACCGCCGCAGACGCCGCTATAGCTATAGATGACTGCATGGGCCATGCGCTCTTCTCTGTCTTGGATTTCCAAAGCCTTTGGTCATAGGCTTGATTTAACTGACCAAGCTCACCGTGTAATCTTCTTAGAGCCAACTCTGCTGCCGTCTTGTCTGTTCCGGCTTGGATTTTAGCAACGGCATCAACGACGGATTTCAATGCTACTGTGCCGCCCTCACGCTCAACAATCAACTCAGCCCCACAGTAGCCACACGCAAAGCGCGACATCTCAGAAGAGACATTAAGTTTAGAGCCACAGCTAATACATTGGAGAGAGAAAACGCGAACCATTAGGGAACCTCCACGTCCTTCTTCGGATCGTCATTCTGAATCCCTCTCAATAATGCGGAAACAGCCCGACGTGATAATCTTTCAACCACCGTCTCAGCCTTATCTGCCTTCGCTGTAAAGGTTGGCGTATGTGTATAGACCACAAGATGCTGCCAGACCTTTTCGCCATCGGCAGTAAACAGCGTGTATTGAATTCTTGCCGAATTATGCCCATTACGCCCACGCATCCAACTACCGTTTTGGGCTTCGTAGTATTGAACGTCAATAAGCAATATTGCGTCGGCACCTAAAGCTTCACCAATGCGGGCTAACGGTTGCCTGTTTATCGTTCCGGTCTTCGTGAAGAGATTTAGGAAGCTTGTAAAATCATCAAGTCTGTCGGCCTTCTCAAGTATTGCTGTTGAGTCGTCCGGTGTGAAAACTTTCAAGCTTGGGATGGTCTTTTTGTATTCGCTGATTAGAGACGTTCCCGCCGACGCGCGGACACTGGCAGGCACGGACTCACCCACGGGTGGCAAGATTGCAATTGATTCAATGTGATGTTGGGTAAGAAAGTTGTCGGCTTTGCTCTGAGCAAGGCTTACACTTATGAGAGACGCAATCAAGAGTAGCGCGGCAAAGAATCTCATGGGAGTCTCCTTTCAATCCTGCTCTGGCAGTGTTGGTGGCTCATCTGGTGGCTCAACTGTATCCGGCAGAGAACTATTATTAAACTCTGATACCGCCCTAGCTAGGCAGTAGGGGATTACCGCGCAGCCTACTCCTATAGCGGCAGCGGCAGCCTCTTGAGGTGCGCCATTAGCGTTCAGAACGCCAGCCACCAAAACAACTGCGCCGAATAGTGAGCCGAGGATTGTTAGCACCCAGAGGATTCCTTGCATCTAGCTACTCCTTTTCAGCCTTCGTTTGATGTATTGGGCGTTTCTTCTGTCTTTTCAGATTCATAAAAAGCAAACACCCTTCGTATCTTATCGGCATGTTGATACATATCGTTTAAGCCCTGAATGGCGATTCTTTCCTCTTTCCGCTTCTCGTCAAAGACCCCGATATACTTCTGTGGCCGATTGAAATAAAGACGAGCTATTGGCTTGCGATTGTTATCGTCAAGCAGGATTCCGAAATAACTTTGTGTGTCTCGATAGACGATGCGATTTAAGTCAACCACATCACGAAGCAACGACTTCACGACATAGAAGCCTTCTAGCTCAATTGCCGTGGTTTCTATCAAGCTATCGCGTTGTGAAGATTCTCCCGCGCTAGGGGCGGCTTCCTGCGTAATAATGGCTTCAGGGATTGCGCCGCCGGACATGGCGGATTTAAGGCGCTCGTTGATTCGGTCGTTGACCAATTGCGCGAAGCTTAGCTTGACGATGCCAGAGAAGTACTCTCGGCGGTTTGGCGTAAGCGGGCCATCAAAGACTTTTGAGGCGCAGAATTTAACGAACTCATCAGAGGGGTTTTCAAACTGTCCGACCAGAAGCTTCTTAATCTCGCGTGTATATTTCAAGTCGCCCGCTGTAGTCATCAACTCATCTAAATTGAACGCTGGCTTGGTCAGCTTCTTTAGCTCTGACACCACCGTCTCATTAAGGTCAAGCATGTTGACCTCAAGAAACGGCTTCTCGTCCATCTTGTTTGGGGCTTCCAAGTCTGTAAAGAATCTATAGACCACGCCGTTTGTGAGAACTGCAATACGAGCGTCCGTGACGGAGAAGTAGCGGAATAGCTGTGAGGCGTGCTTGATGTTTAAGTCGCCGCCACAATGCTTGCACTCAAACAGCATGATAATCCGTCCATCTTTCTTGATGGCGTAATCAACCTTCTCACCTTTCTTGATCCCCACGTCGGCGGTGAGTTCCGGCACTACCTCAGTGGGGTCGAAGATGTCATAGCCAAGAATGCTAATGAACGGCATGACGAGCGCGTTCTTAGTCGCCTCTTCGGTTTGGAGCACATCACAGAGTTTAGGGACTTTTGCGGCTAGTGTGTTGAGTTGGTCTATGAAGTCCATTCGTGAACCTTCCGAACTGAGAGTAGAGGGCGTGGGAGTCCTCAGTTAAAACGCCGCGAATACTATCAGAAAACAAAAGAAAAGGGCAAAGCCCGAAAGCTCTGCCCGTAGTTGAAAGTTAGTTGAAAGGGTTAGCGCGTGGCTTCCGCTTGTGACTTGCTCTCAGGCTGCGGAATCGAAAATACCGTCTCGTGCTTCTTCCCAAAGTGTCGAGCGATTACCTTAAAGGCTCCGTGTGGATACTCTGGGCATGGCGGGATATAGTCAGCGATTTGAACACCACAGCCACACTTAACGGGAATCATTTCGACCTCTTTTCCAACTCAACTCTCGCCCCGGCCTCTGCTGCTGTGATAACCATCGCCTGCTCCTGATACCTCAAAGGAACTTCACCCAACTCCCAGACTTTGACGTTTAGCTCTCTGGCTATCCGATGAGCGGCAACGTAGTCGGGGCAGCGACCGGCGCGGCCTCCTGAGATGAGCCAGCGGCGGTAGTCTCGGATGTCGTCGGGCTGGCTGGCGTCTCGCCGGTCTTGGGCTTTTTTGGGAATGCCGTCTCCATCACGAACTCGAAAAGGTCAGTCAGCAGTTTCAGGGTAAAGCCGGAGAGAACTTTTCTTGAGGGCAGAATGGCAATCCCGTTTTCGGTCAAGTCCCACTTCTTAACTACCGCGTCAAGGATATTCAGCATGAAGTCCACATCCTCCATGTCAAACCTACCCGTCTCGGCCTTGGCGTCGCGCTCCTGCGCAGCCCGCATAAAGTTCGGGGTGAGAATATCAACATCCAATTCAAGGTTTAGCGCTTCATCTCCACATTGAAATGCCGCTTTAACGAGGGGCGATTTTAGTTTATTGAGTTCCATATAATTAGAAGGCGGTCAGAGCGTTGACCAGCGTGATTTTGAAAGGAGCGCCAAGAGATGCGTCGTTGATAGGGGCGGCCGTGTATTGATACTCCCACACGCCATCGTCATCTTCCTGCGCCGCTTCCGTGACTCGACAGGCAATATCAACCTGAATCTTGTAGGGAATTGAGCCTTCGATGATCGGCCCTGTCGCCAGTGCTCGCATGTACTTAGTGTTATTGTTGGCGATGTCAGCAAACAGCGTGCGACTAGCCGCGTTATGCTCGGTTGCGAAAACAAAGGTCAGGTCAACCGGAACCTCAACAACTTCCTTGAACGACGCGTAAGAGGTATTCAGCACCCACTTAGGGTTAAACTTGTTTCCAATCTCAAGCCGCGCCATGCTTGCATCTGCCAGCCTCGTCACTCCGATGCCCGCGTAGGACGTATCGAGAAAAATATCAATTTCTCTGGCCGACACGGGAAGCTGCGCAACGGCCGTCGGGCTGGCCGTCAGGGTCGTTGTCGTCGGCAATCGTCCAATGATGTTGCTCGACATCTGCGGGTCATCCTTGCCCCAGTCAAGCGTCAAAGACGTGGCGATGCCGTAGGCCATCTGCTCGGCTGCCGTCGCATCACCGTGCTCAATGGTCAGAGTCTTGAACGAGTCAGCGGTTTGCACGTTGGGAGTCCAGACATGCTGCCGCGAGAGGGTGCCGCCGCCGGGCGTTGTGGTCGTTGGCGCCCCAATCAACGAGTACAGGAGATAGTAAAGCTCGGTGTAGCTCATTGGCCCGCTTGCCGTGCCTTCGCCCCACTGCTTATGGACTCTAGAGGCTGTAGTGTATTTGTAGCCTAAAGCTCGATACTGCTTTGACTCAATGCGCGGCCCAATGTCGAAAGAGAGGGAAGGAAGAGAGCGGTTTGCGCTTGTCGGGGTGCCTGCAGTAGTTTCAAGTCCGATTTGAACCTGACGGTTCACGGTCGCGCGTCCAGCCATTTGATTGCTCCTTTAACTCACACCGGATAACATTCAATTCTGAATAGTCCGCCGATGTGCCTGTACGCCGTGCTCGTCTGGTTATCCGTCTCTAAATAAGAGATTGACTGCTCACGCCTGCCGGAGAACACGTACCCATCTTTCACCGAGCTTGCCACAGTTAACAGCGCATCAATCCGGTCTGCCGCTGACTTTGCCGCTGTGTTCGGCGCTCCCCGTGAGATAACCTTGACGAGATAAAGCGGCCTCGTCATCAGCCTGTTAGTCCCTAAACCCTGAACATCCCGACCCGCTTGCAAACTGTAAATAACTGATGGATACCCGTTGGCGGCGACAACGCCTTGCGGAATCAAATATGGATAAATTCGGCCATTGACGAGCGTGTTTAACCTGTCCACCCCCGTGTCGCTAGAGAGGCGCGAATAAATCCAGCTTTCGATTCTTGAGATTTCGCTTGCCACATCTATTTATCCGGCCACTATCTTTGCGGCAGCATCCAGCACAGCCTCACGGCGTTGCTTGAAGATGGGGCGCATGCCTTCAAGCGCGGGCGTAAAGAATGGCTCTGCCTCCTGATGCGCCGTCCCGTACTCAACGAAAATGCCGTAATCTGCGCCAACCTCTACTATTGATTTCAGGCTGCCCGGTCTAGCTTCCTTTTGGACTTTCACCGAGGCCCGCAAATGCCCGCTGTCTACCGGGGCAAGTTGCTGCGTCAAGTCAACCGTTTCATGCGCCGTCTGGTTGAGCATGTTTAGAACTTGCCCGTTTAACGCTGAAGGGATGCGCGGTAACTTATTCTTAACAATCTTGACCTTGATGCTCACGCCTTCACTTCCTCTGCTACTTCAGCCTCCGGCAACGGATTCTCTATGACGACGACTCGATAGCCCGCCGGATGGCCGCTCTTGAACTTGTTGCGCTTAGCCCCTTTGGGCCACAAGACAAGCGTGTGAGCGGAATCAGAGCCACGCAGGATGACCTCTTCAGTGTCGCCTTCCTTATTGACGCGGGCCGTGAAGTCCTCTTCGTAGATTACTTCGCCCTTTGCTTCATCTTTCCTTGCCATTTATCCCTCCGTTGCCAAAACTCTTACACCGACCATCAGGCTCGATTCCAATGCCCTCTTAACTCTAAAAACTTTCTCAGGTTGCGGGCTTCTCGCCGCCACCGTGATAGTCATATCGGCAGTTATCAATCCAACCATTGAAGACTCAAGCCGAACAACAACGTCTCCGATGTCGGCGATTCCAGAGGCTACAAGCTTTTCAGAGCCGCTGAGTGTGTGCCAGGCGCATTTAATGTTGCTGGCAATCGTGGCGTCACTCGTGGTCACTTCACCATCGGAATCCCTGCTTTCAGTTCCCGGCCCGGTGATAGTCGCCACGTCCAGCAAGGAACGTCTATACAAAGAACGTGCTGCCGTTAGTTGGCCCTCTGGCAACATCAGGACACTCCGACGGGCGCGTATCTCTGCGCGAGCCTAAGCCACGCGGTGGCCGCCTGGCTCGCCTTGAAATCTGCGCCGTCCGCATTGAAATCTACATTCTCTATAGCCTTGGTGTGGTGAAGCATCAGGGCATCAAACTTAGCCCTTCTCAAATCATATAAACTCGCCCCATCAGGCCCATCTTCCTCAAGCTCAACGGTCCCGCTCGTCACCCTGCCATAGTCGTAAGCGGGCCACGTCGGCTCTGTCGCCCCGCTAGTGCCGGGCGTAATCACTTTGAACCTTCTCCCCATCCTTGCCACCGGAAAGACCGTCTGGCCGTATGTGAAAGCAGTAGAAGCAACCCAAGGGACTCCACGGGCAGAAGCTAAGATAACGGCGTCGAGTTCCTTCGTGGCGTCTGCCGTCGTTCCATCACCGTAAGTCAGCGCAGGCTCAGTGTCGGGCTGAACCACGCGCTTGACTTCCGCAAATGCTTCTGACCACTGAGACAACTACTTACCTTTCTTGCTCGACTTCTTGGCGGTCTTCTTGCTCGCTGTCCCTTCCGGCTCAGCCACGGTTGGCTTTTCAGTAGCAGGCGCCTCGCCGGGCTTCGGGTCATCCTGCCCACTAATGGTGATGGCCGGGGCTTCAGGTTCAGGCTCGGCCTCTTTGGTCTTCAGCTTGAATTTCTCGACATCCTCATCCGAGATTTCACCGCCCTCACGGACGAGCAAATAAGCGGCATCCGTCGGGACTTCGCCGTCCTTGCCCTCTTTGACCACCTTCGACTTGTCCGCATTCAGATAATAAGTTTGTGCCGCTAGCATCTCGCCCTCCTATGACTGCGCGCCCACCACCGTCCACGTCGGCGCGTTCGGCGTGCCAGTATTGATGTAAATTTTCTTATTCGTCGTATCAATCAACTGCCCACCCGCCGCGATGCCTCTGGCGGTCGCGTCTACGCCCGCCGTCGTCTCGGCAATCGAAATGGTCAACGAACCGGAAACAATCTCTGCCGTCATGGCGTTCACGGCCTTCTTGGAAACGTCTGAACCGGAGAAGGTCAGCAGCAAGTTGCCGATGCCCGCTGTCAGCGTTGAGTCCGTGGCGACAATCATGCTCGCGCCGAAGGCGGCATCAAGGGCCGTGTTAATATTTGACAGCAAGGTAGCGTTAGTGGCCGACCACGCAATAGCCGCCGTCTTAACGCCATCAAGAATGAGCTTGAATGTGCTGCCCAAACCCGTACCGCCAAGTGCAGCGGTCTGGACTTCGTTAGTGCCGGCGGAAGGGGCGCCAGCGTTCTGCAAGGGTGCGCCAAGACCGGCCCCTTCGATGATTTTTCCGCCTGAAATGATTCCCATCGCTTACTCCTTTTAGGCCGCTGCGGCCACACCGACCTCAACGTATTTTTCGGGGTAGAGAAACTCGTCAGCCATCAACTCGCCCTGCTCGCCCACTGACAAGACATGGCCGTCCGTCGCCCGCAGGCCCAACACCGGAGCGTCGAGATTCAGCTTGTAGTGCTTGTAGATCAGCACTTCTTTCTCTTCCGGCTGGCCTTTGTCTCTCACGACTGAGCGAACAAAGTTAAAATGCTTGGCCGGGGTGGTCGCCGATCCGCCCCACGAAAGAGAAGGGGGGCGACCGTCGGTTTTAGGGTCAAGCAAGATGGAGATTGGATTCTTTGAGCCGTCCAATAAAATCGCAGTGTGCATTGTTGCCTCTCTTGGAAGTGGCAGGGCTTACGCTTGCGGCTGCCTGCCTTTCCTTCTATGGCGGGTTGTGCGCCGCCCTAGATGCCGGTGACAGTGCAGAAAGCGGCCGCGCGGTAAATCACAAGCGCAAGCATTTCCTCAATCAGCACGGTCTTTTTGTTCTTGATGAGGTCGTCGTTAATCAGCCCAACCTCGATGCGGATGCCCATGCGCCGGAAGATTTCCGAGTAGAGCTGGAAGTCTCCGGTCAGTCCGGTATTCTCCGTGGCCGCCGGGGTGACGATGACCTGCTTGCCCCAGATTCGCTCCGGGCCTGCCTCGGCGGGGCTGCCCCAGATGTAAATGCCATCCGCCGTTCTGAGCAGTCGAACGTCCTGCCAATCGTTCGGGTGCAGGATGACGCCGGTGGGTTCAGCGAAGCCCGTATAACGAACCTTCGTGAAGGCTTTGTAGATGGCGTCCGGCACAGGGTCGGAACCCTTCGCCTGCGTCTGAATGCCAGACTTGTTGTAGAAGCCTGTCAGATGCGGAGTAGAACCGCTGCCCGAAAGCAATTCAGCCTCTTCCGCCAGCTCAAGCATCAGAGTCAGGCGGTTGTTCAGAAGAGCCTGCATTTGCGGCACTGCCATCAATTGCTGATTGGTAATCGGAACGTAAGTGGCAATGACCTGCTCGTTCTCGGTGCGCTCCGTCCACGCGAGCGCAGATTCCGGCTTGGCCGAGTTCTCAGAAGTGGCCGCCGCGTTGTTGGTGAACGTGGTTTCCTCCATGTAGAGGATGGACATTTCCGTCGTCTGCGTCTGGGGAATCAGGTCAGCCACGACCGGGCGACGCTGGGCGGATTCGACCACCCTCGGAATGCGCGGCGCGCGCGGGGCGTAACCGGCAGCTGTCGTGATGGTCGTCTTGACTTCCGCGTCTTCAAGCACGACCTCGAAGCCCTGCTTGCTTTCCTTGTTGGCTGATTTGTAAGCATCGTGGTCGGTGAACAACTCACCCAGAGATTTGGTCTGCGGTTGCTGGTAGGCGCCGTCGCCGCCCGCAGCGTGCGGGACTTTGTAATTCGGGGCGTTCAACTGGCGAAGCTGCTCGCGGTTGGCCTGAAACGTCGAATCCAATTCGCGCTGCTCTTCCCATCGCTTAGTAGCGTCGCCCAATTCTTCGTTGCGCACGCGAACTTCTTTCACATCGTCTTCAGTCATTTTGTATTGACCGTCAACGGTATGGTCGTCAAAGAACTTTTTCAGCTCTTCGCGCTTGGTTGTCAGAAATCCGCCCAGACTTTTATGGTCTGCGGTTTCCCATGTGTTAGTAGGTTCGTAACTCATCTTTAGTTCCTCATTGGTGCTGTGTCTATGAGCATGGTGGTATGCTCAAATTCCGCCAAGAGGGAGAGTATTTCCGTCTCGTTAACCGACTTTGGCGCCGGGCTGGTTTCCGCCAGCAACGCCTCAATGTCACCAGCACAGCCCTGCAAGCCCTCAAGCAGCGCAGACAGACGTGTGCGGTTGGCGTCGGACAGAACCCGACCGGATTTGACCCTCAACTCCTGAATTGATTTTGCGCGTGTGTTGACCTCTCGCGCGGCAGCAAGCACCGTTTCGAGGTGGTCTGAGAACTTGGAAGCAGCAGGCGCGTCCAAGTCGTCAAACACTGACTTTAGGTAGAAATGCTCGTCTCTGGTTTCTGAGGCGAGAAAGTCCGTGACCTGTAAAATAATTGCTTCGGTTAGACGTGGGGCATAAGCTCCGACTAACGCCGTGACGGCCTCACGGACATTGACCTCAACGCCTGTTATGTCGCTGGATAAAGCGGCGTCCACAATCTTGCGCGAGCCGGTCTGGACGGCAGACCACAACTCCCAAGTCTGTTGTTCTGTTTGGCGAAGGGAATCGTTAAAGAGGGCGTCGCCGTCAACCAGCTTGATTTGCTCTATGGGCGTTTCTTCGGGCGAGCCGTCGGCCACGCGATACTCCATGTCGTCCAACGACTTGAGCGTCATGGCCCGATTCATCGGCTCGCAGGGCTGGGGTGTCAAGGACGCTTCGCCTATGGGCCAGCGGAGAAGTTGACCGTCATCGGCTTTCTTGACCATGTGGCCGATTGCGCCGGAAGACCAGCCAAGCTTCTTTTTCTTCACCATGTCAAAAACCACAGCCTCATATTCGTCGGCCATGTTCAGAACCGTCTCGGCCCAGATGCCGATCTCGTCTTTCTTGGTTGTGACAGGAGCGAAGATGTGGTCTTTCAGTGGCTCAAGGGCTTTGACGGTTTCAGCGGGAACACTCTTGGCGAACTTCAGGGCTTTGCCGTGATGAAAGAGCGTGTCAGCCCCATCACCTTCTCTTGAGCCGAGATAGGTGTCAGTGGTGAAGTATTCGCCGGAAAGGTCTTTGCGGCTGGCGTCAGTGAATCTCACCAAATAGCCGCCAACCTTGCCGGAATCATCAAGGGCTTTCACTTCGGAGCCGTAGAAGGTGAGCATTTCGTCCATAGGAGTGAACACAGAAAAAGCCCCGCCAAACTCCGGTTAAGGAATCTGGCGGGGCCGCATCATTGCCTCGCAGGGTTGTACGGGCTATGCCCGCAACTGCCTAATTATCAAAACCGCGCAAAGTATAACACGGATTCGTCAAAATACAGTAAAATTTTTCATGCTCTTGCTTGCTCAATTGCGATAGCGGCTATGTTGGTATCAATCCGTTCCGTGCCGCTTCTCACTAAAAGGTTAAGCAGTTGTTGGCGTATTGAGTCAATCAAAGGCCCCCTCTCGTTTGGCATGAGCATGGGCATGTCGTTTCCTAAAAACTCTTCAGTCTTAAACCAGATGCGATGCCAGTAAT